CTTAGCTATAAGCAATCAGTAGAAATAGCAGAAGAAGAAGCTATAACAAATACTTTAGCTAAAAACAAATGGCAATTAACAAAACGTAGAATAAATCATGATTTAGTCGTTTGTGGTATTGCAGCTACAAAAACATCATTTAACAAAGCAAACGGTATAGTTGTAGACTATGTAGACCCAGCGCATATGATATATTCGTATACAGAAGATCCTAATTTTCAAGATATATATTACGTAGGTGAAGTTAAATCTTTAACTATACCAGAGCTTAAAAAAGAATTTCCAAATATACCGCCGGAAGAATTACAACGTATTCAAGAAATGCCTGGCAATAGACAATATATTACTGGCTGGGGTAATTATGATAACAATACAGTTCAAATAATGTATTTTGAATATAAAACATATCATGATCAAGTTTTTAAATTAAAACAAACTGATAACGGGTTAGAAAAAATAATTCAAAAAACAGACACGTTTAATCCACCAGAAGCAGATACGTTTAAAAAAGTTTCAAGAAGTATTGAAGTTTTATACAGCGGGGTTAAAGTTTTAGGAACAAGCACAATGTTGAAATGGGAGTTAGCTCAAGACATGACTAGACCTATGGCAGACACAACTAAGGTGGAAATGAATTATGCTATTTGCGCGCCAAGAATGTATAAAGGTAGAATAGAATCTATAGTAAGTAAAATTACTGGTTTTGCAGATATGATACAGTTAACTCATTTAAAAATGCAACAAGTATTAGCAAGACTAGTTCCAGATGGTGTATTCTTAGACATGGATGGTTTAGCCGAGGTTGATTTAGGTAATGGCACAAACTATAATCCAGCGGAAGCATTGAACATGTATTTTCAAACTGGTTCGATAGTTGGTAGATCACTAACGCAAGATGGAGAATTAAATAGAGGTAAAGTGCCTATACAAGAATTATCTTCGTCATCAGGCGGTGCTAAATTACAAAGTCTTATACAGACGTATCAATATTATTTACAAATGATACGTGACGTAACCGGACTTAATGAAGCTAGAGATGGTAGTTTACCAGACAAAGACGCTTTAGTAGGCCTAGCTAAAATGGCCGCTAATCAATCTAATATAGCTACTAAACACATTAATCAAGCTAGTTTATATTTAGCTCTTAGAATATGCGAAAATATATCTCTAAAAATAGTAGATGTACTAAACTTTCCACTTACTCACTCAGCTTTGTTACAAAGCATATCGGTATATAATGCTAAAACACTTAGTGAAATAAGTAATTTAAATCTTCACGATTTTGGTATATACCTAGAATTAGAACCTGAAGAAGAAGAAAAACAAATGTTAGAGCAAAATATACAAATTGCTTTACAAGGAGGTGGTATTGATTTAGAAGATGCTATAGACATACGTCAGATAAAAAATATTAAATTAGCTAATCAACTTTTAAAGCAAAAACGTAAAAAGAAAATAAAAAGAGATCAGGCTCAACAACAACAAATTATAGCCGCGCAAGGAGAAGCTCAAACTAAAACTGCACAAGAAGTTGCTTTAGCAGAAACTCAAAAACAACAAGCTTTAACAGAGCAAAAACTTAACATAGAGCAAGCTAAATCTCAATTTGAATTACAGAGAATGCAAACAGAGATGCAAATAAAATCTCAATTATTAGCTCAAGAATTTGAATACAATAAACAATTAGCTCAAATGAAAACAGGGCAACAAGATAATAAAGAGCAACAAATAGAAGATCGTAAAGATAAAAGAGTTAAATTACAAGGAACTCAACAAAGTCAATTAATAAACCAAAGACAAAACGATTCAGGTCCAGTAGATTTTGAAACTACAGGAGAAGATTTTTCTCAATTTGGACTTGACTAATTAATAATTATATAATATCATATCATGTCAGAAACAACAAATGAACCTGTTAAACAGGAAGGTGACTTTAAAATAAAGTCAAAAAAGAAAACACCTAAAAATTTAGGTAAAGCTAGTATTAACAACGTAACAAAAGTTGATTTATCTAAACCAGAAGCAACAGGAGAAATAATTCCAGAAGTTGTAAAAGTTGATATACCAACGCTTAAAACAGAAGACAATGCCATTCGTATCGGAGAAACAGAGGAGATGGTTGTGGGCGAACAAACCGGAGATAGCGCTAATGTGGACAAACAAGTACCAAAGCCCGAAGAAGTTTCTGAAGAAGCTTCACCAATCCAAGAAGTAACAAAAGAAGAAGTTAAACAAGTAACAAAAGAAATTAAAGAAGCGGTTAGAGATGAAAAAGTTTTAGGCAAACAATTGCCTGAAAACATTGAAAAGCTAATTTCTTTTATGGAAGAAACAGGTGGAACAGTGCAAGACTATGTTTCGCTAAATAAAGATTATACATCTTTAAGTCCAACACAAGTACTTAAAGAATATTATACAAAAACAAAACCACACTTAGATCAAGAAGAAATTAATTTTCTAATGGAAGATAATTTTACTTTTGATGAAGACGTGGATGAAGCAAGGGAAATTCGTAAGAAAAAACTTGCTTTTAAAGAAGAGGTTGCAAATGCTAAAAACTTTTTAGAAAGTTCTAAGAGCAAATATTACGACGACATCAAGTTGAGACCGGGCGTAACTCAAGAACAGCAAGAAGCAGTAAGCTTTTATGACCGCTACAAACAGCAGCAAGAAATTGCTACAAAATTACATGGTGATTTTAGAGACAATACTAAAAAATTATTTAACGATGAATTCAAAGGTTTTGATTTTAACGTTGGTGAAAAGAAATTTAGATATGGAATAAAAGATCCTAGTAAAGTTGGTGAAAATCAAACAGATGTACAAAACTTTGTTGGAAAATATTCCAATGACAAAGGTGAAATTGTAGATCCAGCTGGTTATCATAAGGCTATGTACGCTGCTATGAATGCTGATAAAATCGCTCATCATTTTTACGAGCAAGGAAAGGCTGATGGTGTTAAAGACATTATTACCTCTTCCAAAAACCCATCACAAGACGGACCTAGGCAAGTTGCCGATGGAAATGTTTTCATAAACGGATTAAAAGTAAAAGCTATTAGTGGATTAGATTCAACAAAATTGAAAATAAAAACAAGAAAATTTAACTAAAAAAAACAAAAATTATGGCTTTAAGTCCTCAGTTTGGGAGTATTATCCCATCTCAGTCACAACAAGCATTATCAACTAACTATTTAAACTTTGCTGGTGCAAATGGTGTGAATTTTTCACAACAATATTTACCAGAGCTTTATGAGCAAGAAGTAGAGAGATATGGTAACAGAACGTTATCAGGTTTCTTAAGAATGGTTGGAGCTGAAATGCCAATGACATCTGATCAAGTAATCTGGTCAGAACAAGAAAGATTACACATATCATACAACAACTGCGTCGTAGCAGGTGCTGGTGGTGCTGCTGCAACAATTACAATTCCTGTAACTGCTGCTAACGCTGCTGTACCAATTTTAAACGTTGTTTCTCCTTTATCAACAATAGTTGTAATGGATAACTTCGGTAACGAAGCAAAATGTTTAGTTACTGCTTCTGATACCCGCGCCGCTGGTGGTGGTGGTAACCCAGGACAGTTAACTGTTGAAGTATATCAAGGAGCTAATTTAGCTGCCAACGGTATTGCTAACGGAAACCCTGTTAAGATATTTGTATACGGTTCTGATTTCCAAAAAGGATCAGCAACTACAAATGCTCTACCTAATGCTGCAAGTGTTGGTAACAGTGTTTTAAACCCTATGGTAACTGTAGATCCTGCATTTACTACATTCACAAATTCTCCTATCATAATTAGAAGCCAATACACTGTAAACGGTTCTGACACTGCTCAGATCGGTTGGGTAGAAGTTTCTACTGAAGATGGAACTGGAGGTTATTTATGGTATCTAAAAGCTGAGTCTGAAACAAGACTTAGATTTGAAGATTACTTAGAAATGGCAATGGTTGAAGGTGAATTAAATGCTGGCGCTGGTGCAGTTCCTGCACAAAACGGTGGTACAGAAGGTTTATTTGCTGCTATTTCAAATGGTGGTAACGTGCAAGTAGGCTTTACAGCTGCTGCTGGTTTAGACTCTTTTGATGCAATACTTAAAAACCTAGATACTCAAGGAGCTATCGAAGAAAATATGTTATTCTTAAACAGAAGCACTGCTTTAGATTTTGATGATATGTTAGCTTCTATCTCTGGAGGTTTTGCAGGTGGTACTGCTTTTGGTTTATTTGAAAACTCAGAAGAAATGGCTTTAAATCTTGGTTTCTCAGGATTTAGAAGAGGTTCTTATGATTTTTACAAAACAGATTGGAAATACTTAAATGATGCTTCTACAAGAGGAGCGTTAGTTGGACCTGCTTCTATTGAAGGAGTATTAGTTCCTGCAGGTACTTCTACTGTTTATGACCAAATTTTAGGTACAAACATTAGACGTCCATTCTTACACGTAAGATATAGAGCTTCACAAGCAGATGACAGAAGAATGAAATCATGGCTAACAGGTTCTGTTGGTGGTGCATTTACTTCTTCATTAGATGCAATGGAAGTAAACTTCTTATCTGAAAGATGTTTAGTAACACAAGCTAGAAACAACTTTGTATTATTCAGAGGAATCTAGTATATTAATGTAATTCTTACCCTCGTTATAATTACGGGGGTAATTATTACCTTTATTAATCTTATTATATTATATTATGAAAAAACAAAAAACGTCTCAATCTGAAGGTTGGGAAATAAAAGATAGACACTACTTTTTAGTAGGAAACAAATCTCCATTAACTTTAACAATACCTAGTAAACACACTAGAAAACATCCATTATTATATTTTGATGAAAGTATAGGGTCTCAAAGAGAATTAAGGTATGCTACAAATCAACAATCTGCTTTTGTAGATGAGCAAAAAGGAGAATCAACTATGGGTCACATAACTTTTAAAGATGGTGTGCTTATGGTAAAAAAAGAATATCAAACATTACAAAAATTGTTATCTATATATCATCCACTAAGTGGACATTTATTTAGAGAACATGATAACGTAGCTGTAGCTCAAGATGAGTTATATGATTTAGAATTGGAAATACATGCTTTAAATGCAGCTCAGCAAATGGATATAGAACAAGCTGAAGCTATACTAAGAGTAGAACTTGGATCACAAGTAAACACAATGGCCTCTAAAGAAATAAAAAGAGACTTGTTACTATTTGCAAGAAAAAATCCTCAATTATTTATTGACTTAGCTAATGATGAAAATGTTATATTAAGAAATTTTGGAATTAGAGCAGTTGAGTTAGGTATAATAACGCTATCTCCAGACCAAAGAACTTTCTTATGGGCTAGTAATAAAAAGAAACTTGTAACAGTTCCTTTTGACCAAAACCCATACTCTGAATTCGCGGCTTTTTTAAAGACTGACGAAGGCGTAGAAGTTTATAAGTCTATCGAGAAAAAACTCAAATAACATGTAATATTAATATAGGGCTCGTTTACTCGGGCCCAATATTATAATAAACAAATTAAAATGGCAATAAACGTAGATCAGGTTTACAAAACCGTCTTATTAATAATAAATAAAGAGCAAAGAGGTTATCTTACTCCTGACGAGTTTAATAAAATAGCAACACAAGTTCAACTAGAAACTATTGATGACTATTTTCAAACTATTAATCAACAAATGCGTGTGCCACAAAATGATAGCGAATATGGAAATCGTTATAAAAACGTACAAGAAAAGCTAGACGCTTTTAAAAAAATAGGTCTTTGTACATTTAATGCCGCAACTGGAACTACTCCAGCTTATTTTGATATACCAACATCTTCAAATGTATCAAGCGGATTTCAAACATTTAACACGTCAACAACAGCGACAGGTTACCCTTTAACTACAATAACACAGGCGCAGGTTCAAAACGCAACTACAGTTGTTACTATAGAAACACCTACTGGTGCAGCGGCTATACCTTACGCAACAAATAAGTGGAATATTACAGGTGGTATATTTAACGCTGACGCGACAACAACACCAGCAACCCCTATTGGAGCCGGTAGTAAAATAAACATAAACTTATTCCCTAATGATTTTTATAAATTAGGAACTATATTATATAGAGATGACAGAGAAGTTGAGCAAGTTCAAAGAAATGAATTAGCTATGCTTAACATGTCTCCTATAAGTAAACCTACTGAACATTTTCCAGTTTGTTTTTATGAGCAAAACAGAATAACTATATATCCACAAACTATAATTAACCAAGTTCAAGTAACTTATATTAGAAAACCCGCGGATGTAATGTGGAATTTTTCTTCCACAGCTGGTTATTATGTTTGGGATCCAGCTAGCTCAGTTGATTTTGAATTAGATATAACAGAGCAAACTAACGTTGTAATAAAAATATTACTATACGCTGGAGTTGTAATTAAAGACCCACAAATAGTTCAAGCTGCATCTCAAGAAATAGCTATGGAAAATCAAAACGAAAGAAATTAATAAGATATGGCAATACAACCACCAAGCAATGGATTAGTAACTGAAAATGCTAAACAATATTTTCAAGGCTCTCAAGGATTTAGAGCTGC